CTAAAATACCCCTCTTTTGTTTAGTCAATCTTGATTGACAAGGGTTTGACTTCTGGTCTCTGCGGGACTCGAACCGATAACAACCCATTCTCAAACTGAGCTTTAGCACAGGCGAGATCTAGATTATCATCATAATTAACGTACGTTCTTGTGAAGTTTCTACGCGCAATGCGTTGACGCTTCTCATTGTTTTCGTCGACCTGACCAGTAATGGTTATCGACCTCTTGTCAGGCTGAATGTCAATGGAGAGTTCTTTCTTCTTGAACCCCGCCAAAGCAAACTCCAGTATCGTAGATCCATCATCGTCTCGATAAATGTCGGCAACGGGATATCCCTGCGTGGATGCCTTTAAGTGTGTTGGAAAGTCAGTAAAGAAGTTGTCAAAAACCTCGTTAATGACTTTGTGACCTAGTAGTCCAGGTCTGTATGTGGTAATTGCTGTATTCATGTTATTTCCTCCTTATTAAGCAAGTTACATTTTATGATTGAGTCCCGAAGCAACTCAACCATGCTAATATTATAAACACAAAGGTGCTCAGTGTCAATAGTAAATTTGAATAAAAATAATTAATATTGTTAAAAGGAGACAAGATATAGTCTTAAACGTAAACATTGTTTCTCCAAGAAAAACCCAAGTTAAAACAGGAAAAATTATGAGTCCAGCAGCAGATGCAATAAACCTAGCAGACCACGCTGATCCAGTGTGAAGCATCACATATTTCCAACCGTACCAAAATAACACAGAAGTTGGAACACCTAAAACAATTGCAGAAAAAATTGCTTTATCTTTCCACCACTCTGACATATTTTGAGCGTTCAACTGAAACCATCCTAAGATCTGTCCTGCAAAAAAAAGGGTCGTTCCAATAATAAAATATTTCATTAGTGTAATTCCAAACTCAAAGAAGCAGCGCTCAACAACTTCTTTGATTCAGCTAAAGTTAATAAACATTTCCATACGTTTGCAATATCTTCCTCGGCAAGTTCAATAGAACCTTCTTCTGTGACTAAGTATACCCCTTCCAACTCTTCCAGGTAATCATTGAATATCGTTGCATTGACTGACAATTTTTGCAACTCATGAAACACAAGCGTAGAGATAATCATCTTATCACAGAGGTGCTGTCGGATCAACTCATTGCTAAAATTCAGGTTTTGGACTGCAAAGATCTTCCAGTCTTTTATCGCATTTGGTTGAAACTTGAACTTGAAATTTTTATCGTCCTCCGACAAACCCCTTACCCCAAAAATGCTTACTGTTTCTTTCTTCTGTAATCAGCAAGGCACTGATGAATGTATCACCTTTTCGCCTTATAACCTTAGCGCTGTGTAATTCCAAATTTCCATACTTAGGTTTCCTGATCCTCCTTTGAAACTTCTTTCTTGGGGGAGGAGTGTTTAAAAATTCAAGGCATCCACTAATCAAGTCTTCGTCTGTAACAGAATGTGGAATAGTGTCTTCAACTCGGATTCTTGCAGCAACAATCCACTTCTTTGAGGCAAACCCTGGTACATTCCAAAACATGCTGCCATGATACCTTCCAAGTTTTGTCTTACCTTGTTTAAAACTATTAATACCTTCATGCTCATGAATTGGTATTAGATCACAACTAATCACTTAATTCACCTTTCAGGTCATCACAACCACCAACCAAATTAACTATACCAGTTTCTCCATCAATACGCAAGACAATTGGCACTGTTGAATGATTATAGAACACCTTCGCTTCTTCTAAAAACTCTCTGTCGTCTTCTAAGTCAAAAAAATCGTGTGAGATTCCCGCAAAGTCAAGTAATTGAGTTGCTTTAACACAGTAAGGGCAGGAAGACCTACCGTAGATTAGGTAACTTGTTTCTTTAATCACTTAACAATCTCCTAGTATCGGTCATTGATTTAACTAATTTAGAATATTCGCCTACAACAGTCACTCTTTCGACTGAAGATCCCATAGAGTACACCACTTCGGTGAAACTTAAATCACTAGTTTTTTTACCATTCACCTCACGAATGTTTTGACGAGATGGACTTATAGAAATTATTGAATTTGTATTGATTGACATTGGTGTTGTGCTAAACACGTCTCTGACCAGTCCTTTATTGAAGGAAGAATCTCTAGTTAACACCTCAAGAGTTATCATCATTTACTATTTCCTCCTCGGTATTTGGACTTGCAAAAATCGACCTCAGAAATCCAGTGAGTATTGATTCGCAGTCTGAATATCTCTCGGTCATATTTTCTGACAAGGTTTTCATCCTTGCCAAATTTTGTAATGACTTAGCACCAAGATCTCCGCTGGCGATATCCTCAGACAGTTTAGAGATCTCTTTAATTGAATCTTCGTTCTTCTTTACTATTTCTTTAATTTTATTTGGAACATCGTCCAAATCAACCGTGTAAGATACTTTTACCTTCATCGTTCCTCCGTTATAAAATCTTAATCACTACAGCACTAGCAAGACCAATTACAGCGGTAAATAATGTCCAGATTACTCTGGAAGACGAATCTTTCCATGACTCCAACGCTCGGATTCTGGCATATAATCCCTCGTCTGGATTGTAGACTGCTTCTTTGATTTTGCCCACATTCTCCATCATTTCATCTTGTCGGTCTTTTACTGCCTCAACTGCTAAACATAACTTATCTAGTTTCCTTGTTAACTCAAGTATTAAGTCCCTATCAAGATTATCTGACATTATAAACCCTCCACAACGTCACTATTGTAACTAGTGTTAAATTAGGCATCGTCTTCGATAATTGCATAATTTGTTGTCAACAAAGTACCCGCAGCAGAAACAGCGTTTCTTAAAGCATTCTTCGTTACTTTCGCTGGATCGATAATTCCTGCCTCGTACATATCAACAACTTCACCTGTTAGAAAATTAAATCCAGTGTTTAAATCTTCATTCTTTATAAGTTCACTAATTTGATCATAATTAAAACCCGCATTGTCCGCCATAGTAGCGATTGGTGATTGCAGTACATTCAAGAATATCTCTGCTGCAAAAGACTGTTCCTTATTCAAATCAAGGTCCTTAACGTCCGTCTCAATGCTGTTTGATAGGCGATACAACATCAGACCTCCACCTGGAACAACACCCTCTTGCTGGGCAGATCTGACCGCTTCTAGTGCATCTTCTATTCGGTGCTTCTTTTCAACCATCTCTATTTCAGTGGCAGCACCGACTCGGATGACTGCTACGCCACTGGATAATCTAGTGATTCTCTCTTGGATTGCCTCTGCATCAGGTAACGTTTCCGCATCTTTAACCTGTTGCTTTAAATCTTCTATTCTAGAAAGTAAATCTACGTAGTCACCGCCGCCGCCGACGACAATCGTACCATATTTTGATATCTCTACAGTCTGGCAAGTGCCGAGGTCATTTATGGTCACACCCTTTAAGTCATCACCAAGGTGCGTCCTAAAGTACTTTGCGCCTGTCGCGATTGCAAGATCTTCCATAATGGAACGACGCTCTTCTCCGTACTTTGGTGACTTAACGGCCGCAACCTTCATTGAACCTCTCACCGAGTTCATGATTAACGCTGAAAGTGCCTGACCTTCGACATCATCACAAACAAATATTATGGGCTTTTGTTCTCTTGCGGCAATTTCCAAAACTGGTAAAATAGTTTGAATTTGGTCGACTTGGGCATCACACAAGAAAAGTAAAGGGCTCTCATATCTACAAACATTTCTTCTTTCATCCGTTACAAAATAGTTAGATAAATAGCCTGACTGAATCCTAAAACCCTCAACTAAATCAAGGGTTGTTTCAGTTGACCTACCATCTTCAATAGTTACTGATCCACCTTTGCCAACTCTATCCACAGCGGTGGCAACCAAGTCTCCAATAACCTGATCATTGTTGGCAGAAATCTTAGCAACAAACGCCACATCGTCTGCACTAGAAATTGGTCTTGATGCGTCAGTTATTTTTTCACACACAAGATCACAAACCTTATCAAGTCCACGCTTAACCTCCACTGGACTCAATCCTTTGTCGATTAGTTCTAGAGATTTAGAAAAGACTGCTCTAGCTAAGATTGTAGATGTTGTTGTTCCGTCGCCTGCATCTGAGTTAGTTTTCTCTGACGCTTGTTTGACGATCTCAACTGCTGCATTCTGGAACGGATCATCAAGATTGACAAATCTCGCAACAGTAACTCCGTCCTTGGTAATAATTGGTTTACCATTTTTACTCCTTAAAATAACGTTACGACCTTTTGGTCCGTACGTTGATGCCACATTATCGGCAAGTTTATTAACTCCTGTAAGCAAACCCCTGTGGAGATTCTTACCATTAGAATATTGTTTCATTTTACCTCACTTTGTATGATTATATTATAGACAAGTATACACTAAATGTCAAGTGGTTTGTTAGATTTTTTCTGCGGCGGTTCTTGTTGCAACTGCTTTTTTAACGGTATCTTTCGCCGTATCTTTTCTTGCGGTCTTTGTTGATGTAGCGGTAGCATCTGTCTTAAACCTCTGTGCGGCCGCATTAAGTTCCTGAAGCGTAGAAAAAAGATTTTGAAACTTACTATCAAGTGCCTGAAACAACTCTTGGGTCTTTTCCACGGCACCTTGCATGTTGAGTTCTCCGAGATCCCTGTATTGATAAATAGAGTTGGAGGCAATCTCTTCCTCTTTCTTCAAGACAAAGGTTCCACCAGTGGCACCTTCTACATTCTTCCTTCCTTTGACTAATCGATTCTTAATTTGTTTTGCCATCGTCGATTCGAACCTTTCGATAACTTCTCGATTCATTACAAACTGGTAAAAATTCAAAGTGGCGTTGGCAACATCCTTCTCTCCAATTATGTATATGATTTCACCTTCTAAATCTGGCCCCAATGCTTTCAGTAAGTTTTCATATGAACCTGTAACCTTAGATCCTTTCGCAATAAATTTTAAGGACACGTTTGCACCTTCAAATATTACATCTGCAATATTCTTAGCAGTCCTAGTCTCGACTTTGCCACCGAACACATCAGCTACAAAGATTTCAAACTGAAAACCTTTACCAGATGCTCCTTCAGGTGTTGCAATGAGATTATGCAAAGTTCTTAGAATATCAACTTTCGCAATCGCTTCGACGTGATTCTTTATATTGACAGGTTGTTGGAGTAAACTATTCATGCTTGCTATGAACTTATCCAGTTGAAGTATGTTGCTGCCCCCCATGTTGCCAACTGCTTTCATCAATCTCTTTCTTGACTCTGGAGCAGTTGCTTCATCGTAATCGTTCATCCAGTTAAGATCCAAAACAATTGGTTCATAAGTTATGGTTGGTTTCTTACCAGAAGACTTCTTCTCCACCACAGGTTTCCCTGCCTTGGCGAACAACTCAACTAAAAGATCTAAATCATTCATAGATAGTCGTCTGCGATCCCGTATTTGATCGCTTCCTCTGCAGATAAATAGGCGTCAACATTGTTTAAAAGTAACTTTTTAATCTTGTTCCTGGTCAATTTCGTACAAGAGCAAAGGTAGTCAAAGTACATATCCTGAAGTTCTTTTGTTTCCTTCATTTCGTTCTCGATGTTAGGGAACGATCCATGATGACCGCTGATCACACTGTGGAGCATAACTCTGCAGTTGCGTCCTATCTTTCTACTTCCTTTTGTTCCGCTGGCGAGTATCAACACACCAGCAGACATGACCTTTCCAATGCCGATAGTCTCAATGTCACAGTCTTCTTTTATACTGCCCATAATATCAATGATAGAAAACATATCAGACACAATACCTCCGTGTGTGGAGATGTACATCTTAAATGGTCGTATCTCTTCTAAAATATTTCCTTTTTCATCTTCGACTGCAACGTTCTTGGTATGGTTGAAGTAGAGCATAGCTTGCACCACCTCCGCTGCCATTCTTTCCGTAATATCACCATAACAATTAATTGCTCTGATGTCATCTTTATCAGACTTATCTGCTATGTTGTTAATAATATAGATAGGTTGTTTGGATGACTCCACAACTTCGTCTGCAAAGTCCTCTGCTAGTTCTTCAAGGGTTTCTTTTTTCTTATCAGATGATTTTTTTGGCATTATATATTCTTTCCTTGTTTGTTGGCGTCTTCTCTACGATCCTAAATGGAAACCCTCTTAGAAAAGATTTCCACTTGCCATCATCCTGAAACTTTTTCTGGAGGATCAAGATTGATTTTTTCTCTCTCGGACTGAATCCTTCCGAACACTCTTGCCATTCGCTAAGTTCCCTTAAAAGTGTTCTTACTTTTCGACCGTCTTTGTATTTTAGTTGTATCCTACAAACAACTGTCTTATCATCATTTCTAACTTCTCTCCAAGCAACGATATCCATGCTTACTCCTTCGGTTTAAAATCTTTAAATTTTGTGTCCTGAAAATACTTCAGGTAGGATTTTGGGGCTCCCCTAAGTATGATTGTGCTACAAACTACGGACCAGTTTTCTATGACTTGCTCTTCGTCAGCGCACATTTTCTGTATTTCTTCATGTTCTACTTTTGATTCTTCTAGGACTTTCTTTTTTAATTGAAGTGCTAGATCTAGATGCATCTTGAACTCTTGTGAAATCACGAGGAACTGCGCCATAATCTTCACGATCATGTCTTTTTGTTCCTTCTGGTTGGAATAGGCGGAGAGTGCTCTCATGAGCACCGCTCCTACCATGAACCAAAATAGCGAGTAAGTTACTTCCATTTGATTTAACAATACTACATCCTTTCGGTGGGGTCAAGTAAAAAATTTACTTAGTTCTTATTTCTGATGAGTGACTCTGAAATTCTCTTTGCAACTCTGTTTGCGATGCGCTCTGCAACTTCTTCGAGTTCTTCCTGATCAACTTCTTGAAGGGCAGGTTCCTCTTCGTCATCGCCCATCTCTGGTTCAGCGTCCATCTCTGGTTCCTCGCCGCCATCAACAGCACTGAGAATCTGGTCAAGTATATCGCGAGCAGTCTTCAGAGAAGCAACGTCGCCTTCTGGCACGTCAACCTCAACATCCTGACCATCTTCTGGTCCTTCATCTTCCATGCCTGGTTCTTCTGGCATTGGTTCTTCACCGCCCATATCATCTTCCGCAGCAGCTGGCATACCCATGCCCATCTCACCGAGTTCTTCTTCCTTTAGGTTTCTTTGAGGTTGACCAGCGTGACCTTTATCCTTTTTCTTCGTCTTGGCAGGGAAACTCTTACCGCCATGTCCGATGCCCTCCTCATCTTCCTTGGCACGATTCATACCCTCTTCAAGGTCTTCGTCCTCTTTCTTGCGACCCATACCTTCTTCGATATCATCGTCTTCTTTCTTACGATTCATACCCTCTTCAAGGTCATCATCCTCTTTCTTGCGATCCATACCCTCTTCAAGGTCTTCGTCCTCTTCGAACATATATGCCTTTTCGTGGATCGGTCTAAGTCCTGCAAGTTTCCAGAACCTCTTGGTTGTTGCCTCATTTAAGAGCGCTTTTTTCTTATCATTTGACATGTCATTCTCCTTATGAAAAAATGGTTTTTTGTTAACATTAATAAATAGATTTTAAATTTACAAAAAGTATATTAAAATTCATCGTTTAGATCTGCCAGCAGTCTCTTGTGCGATAATTTCTTCAGAGCGTTAATCTCTATTTGTCTTACCTTTAAGTAATTTATATCAAGTCTCTCTGCATACTCGTGTAGGGTAAGTCCTTTATCTGACCCGTCTTTACCTTTCTCTTCAATAGATATGAGACAGCAGTTGTTCTCTTGCTCGTAATCTATCCACATTCTACAATCTGTATTGGGACAAGATACGGACTCTTTCTTGCACTTCTTTGCACACTCTGGTAAACAACTCATTGTGTCTCATCATCTCCTCTTTCAATCAAATCAAAGACAAAGTCAATATCCTGATCGGTGATTCCAAGATCACGTAAGGTTTGATTGCCTTGTTCAACTTCTTTGTTTTGTCTTTGAATTTTTCTTTTTCCAATTGTGCTTTTCTCCTGTTTTACTTTTGTAATATACATTAAAATGTTTGGATCATTGTTGATATAACCTGTGACCATAGACTTAAAAAAATCTACTTGACTTATACCGTCACGTCTCAACTTTAATCTCAATTCTGCATGACGCTTGTCTGTGTCTGCAAAGGTTATCTTCTTCTCTTCTTTTCCGTATCTGTAGTAATTCATCAGAAGTACCTATCCCTTACATATTTAACAAAGTCTTGAAGACAAAACAGGGTTGCAACTATCGCTCCCCAAATGATCGCAGTAGCCATTGCTTCCATCATATCAGAGTCCTCTCAATATATGTGTGCTACTTTCTACCTGCGATGCTGCTGATTGCACAATAAATTCTGATTTTGCCTGAAGTTGCGTGATATTTCTCGCGCCAGAGTAAGACAATCCAGACCTGACGTTTTGAAGTAAGTCCTGCACCACCTTTACAACACACCCCTTGTATGGTATTGTTGTAGAGATGCCTTCAAGAGATCTTGCTTCACCTCGCCAGTCTTGCTGAGCTTCAACTGATGCCATACCCCTATAAACTTTGTATTTTTTTCCGTCGTTGCTCTGGAATAACTGACCTGGACTTTGATCTGTGCCTGCCAGCATGGAACCCAACATAACAAAATCAGCACCTGCCGCAAGTGCCTTAACAATATCTCCAGCGGTTTTAATGCCACCATCAGCAATAATTGCTGCGCCATCTTCATAACTACAAGTCAACACAGACTCAAAGGTTGGAACTCCATGCCCAGTTTGAATCCTGGTTGAACAGATTGATCCACCTCCGATGCCAACCCTTACTGCATCAGCACCCCATTCGGACAATGCGACGTAACCCTTTGGTGTGGCAACGTTGCCCGCAATGATGTTTATTCCATTTCCGTACTTATCTTTTATTGACTTAATCGCTCGCTCAACTAAAACATGATGACCGTGAGCAACATCAAGACAAAAAGTAATAACCCCTGCATCATTGTTGAGAAACTCTATTCTTTGCATGTAATCGTTGGTAACACCAAC